GTTTATCCGAATTAGAGAAGTATATGATGAGAGAACACCAGAGAACTAAAGGAACAAACTTCTCTCGTTGATTATTTTTAATATTTGTGTTATAATATAGCATATATGTCAAACAAAAAAATCCTATCTTATGTAGATGATTTATCCGAAGCGTATTTAGAACCAGTCCAAAGATTAACAGGACTGATTAGAAATCCAAAGGATATTATCAGGACAGTTGAGTTTTATACATCTTCACAATATCTTTCAGGAAAGAAAGATGAACTAGGCAGAGATAAACCCTTCTTTGAGATAAATAACTTTAGAGTTACAACAGCAAAAACTGGCACAGATATTGATATTAAAGATATTACTTACACACCAGACTCACTTCAATATTCAATGCAGTGTATGGTAATCAATAAAGAACTTTATAAGTCATTAAAGGAAATGAACTTTGGAGAAACCTTAAATGATATGGGTTTTACTAGACCTAAATATGGTGGAGTTTTAATCAAGAAATCAGACATAGATGGTAAACTTCATATAGATGTTGTTGATTGGGTAAATGTTGACTTTGACCCGTCGGATGTTCTTGGTGGTGCAATTATAGAAACCTTTTATATGCAACCATCAGAGTTTGTAGGACAACGAGATGTGTGGGATAACATAGACGAAACACTTGAAGCTCATAATAAACTAAATAAAAACAAACCAGCAAAGATTGAAATTAAGGAAGTGTCAGGAGAGTTCCCAGAAACATTTGACCCAGAGATAGAAGAGAAAAATGCTGATGAAGGAAAGTATAAGAGAATGTGTTTTTACATTTCCTGCGTTGGTAAAAAGAAATTCTTACTTTACAAGGAAGACCAAAAGAAATCAAATTTTAAATACTTGGCTTGGGAGAAAATTGGAGACGGACTAGGCAGAGGTATTGTAGAAGAAGGATTTGAATCACAATGGGCTATCAATGATACGATTATCTCAATGAGAAATGCTATGGAGCTTTCAGGTAAGGTTCTATTACACACAACATCAAAGAAAATATCAGGCAACGCAATTACAGATGTGTCAAGTGGACATATCTTTGAAACAGAACCAAACACCACACTTGAATCGCTTAACCTATTACCATCAGCATTTCCACAATTCCAAGTTCTATTTGATATGTGGAATCAGAGATATGATAAGGTCTCATCAGTTTACAACGCAAACACGGGAGAAGCACCAACAGCTAACACACCTTACTCACAAACAGCATTACTTAATCAAGTAGCCAACTCTCCATTTGAATATCAAAGAGAAGTATGGGGTATATTCCTTAACGAAGTTCTTAATGATTGGGTATTACCTTATGTCAAGAAGCGAATACTTAAACCACATAACCTAGTAGCAGATTACACAGATGAAGAACTAGAAATGCTTGATGAAGCAGTCGCTAATTCAGTTGTCGGTCATCAGTTTGTTCAAGATGTTATTCGTGGTGTAGATACCTATCAAGAGAAAGTTGATGCACAAAAAGCAGATATAAAGAAAACTCTTATGAAGAAGTTTGGTAATAAGAGAGAATTAGATATACTTGAAAAATGGCTTGATGTAGATGGAAAGATTACTGCAAACATTACAGGTGAAATGAAAAACAAACAAGCAATATTACAATCACTTGACAATGTATTTGCTAAACTTGTTTCAACTTATAACCCACAGACAGGTCAATTCGCAGCACTTCAAGACCCAACACTTTCAAAGATATTCGGTCAGATTGTAGAACTTGCAGGTATTCCAGTTTCTTTTTCTCAACTCAATGCAGGTAAAGCAGACACAGTAGCACCAACCTCACCTGACTTATCAGCAATTAAACCAACCCCAGCGGTTAAATAATATGAGTTATCAAGATGAATTAAATAGAATAAATAAGACAACAGATAGGACAATAAATGAGTGTCTTAACACTCTAGCAGGAACAACTAACCTAGATTCCACACTTGCCGCTAATACTTATGCCGCCACAGAAGGACTACGTCACCAAGACGCCATCAACTCAAAAGCAGGAGTAACAGATATGAATCTTTCCAAACAAGATGCCGCAAAGTTAATTGAAACACCAGCTTAATGAACCAATTACTCAATCAGTTTTATAATGACGAACACACAAGGAATGAACTCATTGAGTTTATACACGATTTTATAGACCAAGAAGCTATTAGCAGAGTTTACAACAAAGAAGATGTATCAGCAGTAGCAGACGCAAGACAACTTATAGACCTAGCATTTAGTGAGTTACAAAACTTATATGGAATACAAACTAAAGCCAAAAAGTCCGAAAATCAGAGCCGCTAACTTTGAGCAAGAAAAAGACTTGATGCTTATGAAGTATCAGGGTATTTTTAAACATAATATAAAGGAATATGCTGAAAAGGTTATTCCTAAATTAAAAAATAAAACAAATTACGCAAGATGAAAATAGGAAAAAATAAATTAAAGCTACACACGGGACAGATAATTGAATTTAAGGATTCATCTGCAAGAGACAGATACGAGAGATATAATCAAGCACTTAAACACGGATGGAAACCAACCAAACAAGGTAAGAAAAAATAGAACTTGCATAGTTTCTTATTCTATGTTATAATTAAAGAATTAACAGCAAGTGGACAATGCAAAAATCCACACAAGCCAGCGTCAGAGGCAAAAACGACGCAAATATAATGGGTGAAAATCCAGTAGAGGTAGCTCCAGCCACAAATGAAGCAACGGAACAAGAACCCGTAGTTCTTGAGGAAACAACAGAAGAGGAAACTGTTGAAACCTTAAAGGCGAAGTTAGCAGAAAAGGATGAACTTCTTGCAAAGGAAGCTGAAGCCCGAAGGCAACTTACGGCAAGGGCAAAGACAGCCGAAGCAAAGGCAAAGCCCGTAGCACCTCAACTTAGTAATGGAATTGACGAAACGATGATTGAGAAGAAGATTCTCAAGTCGCAGGGAATGTCAGACGAACTATTAACTGAGCTTGTCGCCCTCTCCAAAGTGAGAGGAAAAGGCTTAATTGATACACAATCAGACCCCATATTCATAGCTCTTAAAGAATCCAAAGATAAGGAAGAGAAATCAGCGAAAGCTAATCTCGGAGCTTCTAAAGGTTCAGGTTCTGTAAAGAAAGGCAAGGATTTTAATACTCCAAACCTAACTGATGAAGAACACAAAGAGATGTGGAAACAGAGTCAAGGACGATAATAACTTAATAATTTAATGGCTTAACCTAAGGTCAGCTATTTATGGGAAAGCACAAAAAACCAGCTTGGAATAAAGGAATTAAGATATGGTGGAAGTCACCAACAATGTTTAAGAAAGGGCAAAATGCTCTTGAAAAACATCCAAGATGGAAAGGTGGAATTACAAAGATTGATAAGAAAGTAAGACGGATGCCAGAATATATACAGTGGAGAACAAATATATTCTTGAGAGATTCGTGGACTTGTCAAACTTGTAGAGCCAGAGGAATATATGTAACAGTTCATCATATAAAATCATTCAACAAGATATTGTCAGAAAATAAAATAAAGACAATAGAAGAGGCAAGAGATTGTAATGAGATATGGGACGAAACAAACGGAGTTACATTGTGCGAAGAATGTCACAAACTTACAGATAACTATTGTGGCAGAGGACAGACCAGAAATAGAAAAAGAAATGGGGCTAATTCGGTGAAACTCCCAACCAAGAGAGTGGACAACGCCGAGCTAAATCAATCATAGGATTGTAAATGTGTAGAGACTATATACCTCACCCGAAAGGGAAGACATAGTCCGAACTTCTAAGGAATTAGAAGAAGTGGGTAGTAAAAATCCACGATAACAAATAACAATATGTTAGGAACAAATCATTTTTACGCAGGAACAGGAGGTGCATTGACAGTAGACATCCCTCTTATTTTTGGGCAAAAAATTAACGATTATTTCAGATATAATCTTTCACTCGCTAACTTCTTCATTGATAGAAGCGATGAATTATCTGATGGTGGTTCAACAATTTATACTCCAAACATTGTTGCACTTTCCACAAACACGAAAACAGGAGGTTCACAGGTAACTTTGAACGATACTCTTCAGACAACTCAGACATTGACAGTTTCAACTTGGAAAGAATCATCTTTCCTTATTGAGGACAGAGAAATGGCTCAGTTGAAGAAATCTTACTACCTCCAAGACAAACTCGCAAAGGCGTCAGCTTGGGAAGTAGCACAAGATTTGGATGATGCTATTGCAGCACTCTTCAAGAGTTTCACAGGAAACACTATGGTTGGTCTTTCTTCAGCAAACGTTGCAGACAGCTCCCTTTTGGCAGCTATTGCAACCCTCGAGACACTTGGAACACCAGGTATCTACACAGGAGATGTTGCTTGGATTTTCCACCCAAATACTTTCTACAGACAAATTGGTTCAGTAGATAAGCTAACACTATGGACGAACACATCGACAGAGCTTCCAAGAAGCAAAGCCCCAACAAGGTCTTTGTATTCTATCCCTGTTATTGTATCTCCAGCAGTGCCAATCTCAAATTCAGCCGCAGGTGCAACAGCTCTTGCTCGTGTCAACCTTTTGGCACACAAGGATGCTATTCATTGGGCTAGACTCTCTATGCCAGTTAAGGCAGAAAAGGGTATGATTGGTTCAGAAGGTGTCAGAGTTCAACAGTCATATATTCACGAATATATGGGTGAATTGGTTACTGTAGATATGTGCTACGGTGTAACTGAGAACAGAGACGGAGCAGCAGTCGTCATTCTTTCAAAGCAAGTCGCAGTTGGCTTGTCAGATTCAACGACAGCCTAGTTTTAGGCAGATTGTTTGTGCTGGAAGACACTCCTCAACGAGTCATTTCAGCACAATTGAGGAAATAATCTATCGTTCTTAAAGCCCAAAATAATATGGGAATTAACATTGGAACATTATATAAGAAAAGTATCTTACGAGATACTTCTGGTAATATCATAAATTGGATTGACGAAGCCGATGGTGGTTATATTATTCGTAATCG